TGGCTTTGATGTCGAGAACGCCCTCTCCCCAAGGCTGTTCGCCCCAGCCTACGCCAGAGGCATTCCAGCCTTCAAAGGCAACAACGACATCAGCCACGCGCGCCCCTTATCAAGCAATGCGAATGATGGCATTGCTTGCGTCGGCAGTTGGAAAGATGATGGTAAAAGTACCGCTGGTCGAGGTCTTTGCACCGCCAAAGTCCAAAACGCAAACCGCTGGATTACCGGCCGCCGTGTCGTTGTAAATCAAGGCGCCAAAGGCGGTGATGGTCGCACTGGTAAACGACAAGTCCGCAAAGTCTGTGAACGCGGTCGTGCCCGTAGACGTGGGTGTGACGTTGGTTAACGTGCCGCCGCCAGCCGCGTACGAACCGGAGTTCGCTACCTCGTTGGTGACCGTGTACGCCGTGGTCGCGGCGGTAAAGGACGCGCTGTTGTCGTACAAGGCCAGCTTAAAGGTATTACCCGTGCCAGTGGTAAAGTTGTGCACGGCTTGCATCAGCTCAACCTTAAAGCTGGTGCTCATGAAGTTTCCTGTAAACGCCATTTTTAATCTCCTAACAAATAAACCAAATCAGGGTGTCCCGCCTCGCGCAAGCGCATGGCGATCGTGGAACGGTCCTGTTCGACCGCCTCCTTCAAATAAAACGCCACCACATGCTTGACGCTTTCCTTAAATGCACGGGCTTGCGCCTGCACAGCGGGATGGGACTGGTCGCCGACAAAAATAATCTTGTCAGCGGCGCGTGCGGCCAGCTCTTCGACGTTCCAACCACGCGCATGCGTGGTCTCGACAAAGACGCTGCCAACCAAAACAGGGGCGGATACGGTAATCATGGGCCTGGTGAATCCGATTTAAGGGGAATACGAAGCATACCGTCACGGTACTCGTCACGGCGACGGCGGCCCTGCTGCTCAGTACCCAAGCCTTGAATAGCTTCTTTGTATGCTGAACGGAAATACTGCATCATCTCAGTAGGTCCCTTGGTGTAGCTGTAAGCTTGGATCAGGCATGCATACAACAGCGCCTCAGGTGCATTGTTGCTAATCCAAGTCGTCGTATTGGTCGAAGACAGCTGCGCTGGGCGGTAAATGTAGCCCAGCTCTACGCTGTAGTTTTGGTTTGGTGTGGGCGCAATGTAGAACGTGTTCTGGTTCCATACCGAATAGTATTTTGGGGTGCCCTGCACCGACCCGTTGTCCCAATACTCCTTCATGAAGGAGGTGTCCCGGAAGTCCAAGAACAACTGGTCACCACTGACCGGGGTTAGGATCATGTAACGGTGCGTGAGCAGATCGGTCGGTGCGGCCAAAAACTTGTTGCCTTGAGTCATCGTGCCCGTGGCCTCAAGCTTGAACACGTCCAAGTCAATCTCGCGAAGAATCTGGTTCTCTGCCAACGTAATGAAGGTGTTGATCACCGGCTCGGTGAAGACGTTGTTGCCCACCTCGGTGTAGTTGCGGATGTTGGTGACAAGTTCGTCGTAGGTCATGAGGTGCTCACTGTCACTGTTCCGATAGCGCCCTGCGCGATGAGCGCTTGGCCCTGCAGATATGGCTGCATGTTAGTGCCGCCTTGGACGCTGCCGTAGCTTTGAAACGCCGTGAAGCCTGGGGCGCCCACGAAGACCGACACCGGCTCAATTCGGTCGGGACGCGGATCGCGCAGCGCGATCGCATCACCCCGGTAGCGAAGCGGCTCAAGCTGAGGCTCTTTAGGCTCGTAGTCATCCGGGCACACCATAAACCCCCGCCAGTTTTTGCGCAGGGTGTTGTACTTGTACCGCTGGCCACAGTAGTCGCACAACGCGTTGGAGAACTTGCCGGATGCGAAGGCCATGTCATACCCCCAAGTCCGGTACGAATTGCACGCTAGCCGTGTCGCGGTCTTCAAGCGCCGCGCGCTGGAAATCCTCTTCGTAAAGCGCTTTCAACGCGCTTGCACGGTCAGCGGCAAACTTTAACGACAAGTGATATGCCAAGCCCGAGGCCAAGCACGGTAGAAAGCGGAAATTCACGTCCGAGGTGTTGGTGTAGTCCCCAGCGTCTTGGATGCGGCGAATGCGGTAATACACGAAGGTGTAGTTCTGGTCTGCTGCGGGATAGAAATATACCTTGGGGACATTGGTCCGCTCAACATAAAACTGCGCAGGACGGGCCTGCGTGGTCTTGTCCGGCACGTTGAGCCAGTCCTCTCGACTGATTCGCTCAATGTAGACGTCCGTGTTGATGCCTTGGTTGTTTTGACGAATGACCGCCTCAAGCACGTTCACCACATCTGTTGGCAGCGAAATCTCGTTGACCCCTGCGGTCAGCGCAAACGTGGCCTCTTCAATGGTCCACAGGTTCAGCCCACGATTGGCCCAATCAAGGAACAGCAGGTTGAGCGAGCGACGCGCCGAGGCAAGTTGGTACCCGCTGGTCGGGCGCATGCCGCAGCGTTCAAACGCCTCCTCAACCAAGTCGTCAATCGACAGGTTGAATGTGGTGGTGCCAGAAGTGGTCATTTGCTGTACAGGTTGTCAAATGTTGCTTGTGCGTCCATGTACGAGTCGTCCTGCTCCGCACAATGCGTCCACTGGCTTGGCCTAAAGTCAGGGGCACCCTCGCCTGTTTGCCAAAACGCGGGGCTTGTAACCCGAACGCGGTTGTTTGGCAACGCCACGATGTTACCCGTCCACTTGCCTGCGTCGGTCAAAATCAAAACATGACTTTGCTTGTGCTGCGCAGGGCAGTCGGCTACTTCGCTCTCCGCGTAATCCACGGTGAACAAGTACCGGCCAGTGTAAAACTCGCCATCAATCTTGCATATCCAAGGGCTGGGACTGGTCCTCGCAAACTTGATCACAGTGTGATGATGCGACGGACAATCCCAAGGCTGCACCAAGTGCGTAGGCATGCGCTCCGGCCACTCCTCCAGTGGGATATCCCCCACCAGCGCTGTGATCGGCATGCGCGCCCACATGGCTCCCCCATGCACGTTTTCAGAGCCGTCTACGTGGCTTTCACACCCGGTAAACACAAGCTGAAAACTCAAGCAACGATCGGGCATGACATTGACCGCAATTACGTTTGCGTGCAAATACTCGCCGTGGTACTTTTGGTGCATGTGGGTAAACTCGCGTCTAACCCAGCACTTAAAGTACGGAATGTTGCTGATGAGGTATGACATTACTTAGCGCGCTTACCGCCCGCCATCATGCCCTTAGACATCTTCTTGGCCGCGCCGCCTGCAGCGTAGCCCTTAGACATCATGCCACCGGCCATCATGCCCTTGGCCATGCCGCCTTTGGCCATTCTCACAGGACCAGTGGTCTTGCTTGGCTCAGAAATCATTTTGTTTGCGGGGCCACTTTCAACAGCACCACCACCGCGCGTAGCGGCTCCCATTCCACGTCCAGCCATATTAAACTCCTTTTTTCATTGCACGGCCCTTAACGTCGGCCGTTTTACGTTTAACAGCGCGACCCATTTTGTCGCCCATGTCAGAATTTTTCATCATCTTACCGTCAGGCATCTTGTGCATGCCGGCAATTCCGCCTTTTTTCATCTTGCCAACGCCATCGGCCGCAAAGGCAGGAACGGATTTACCGCCTTTTTTGACCATCTTTAGTTTCGAGGTTGCCATCATTGCTCCTTAGTTTGCCTGTTGAATAAGTTGATCAATTTTTGCTTCAAGCCGGTTAAAACGCTGATCAATGTGATCAGTGACTCTTTGCACTTCTGTGTTAGTTGCGTAATCACGGGCAATCTCCTCGCGTGTTTTGTTCAACAAAATGTCGATGCGCTTGAGCTCGTCAAATTTTTCACGGATAAAAAACCACAATCCGCCAACTGCGGCAGATAAAACGGCAGACCAGACTAAGTTGATGTCCATCAGCATTTCCATCGCGCTAAGGCCGCTGCCTTGCGGGTAGGCTTGCCTTTTTCATCCTTCATGGGCCCCGGCATACCGCCCATGCGCGCGCAGAACGAGTCCTTGCGCTTACCGCCTTTGGGCTGGGGGGCCTTCAAATTACTTCCTGTGGCCGCGTTGTACTTGGCACGGCCTTTGGCAGTCAAGCCCGCCCCCTTGGAGACGGGCAATTTCTCGCCACGACCAACCGAAAGGGAAGGGGTCTTCTTAGCCATAGTAAATATTTACCGCAGCTATGTTGATCATGTAGGCATAGATGGCGTTAACGGCCAAAACGCCTTGATCAGGAACATCAGGAGCATTGTTAAAAATGTCCGTAGCAGATACCTCATAGGTCAACAACCAACGATTGTTTCCACTGACATAAGCAGCTGCTGGGCTGCCACTAATATCGCCTGTGTTAATGTCTGTAAGCGAAAAAGAATTAGCATCTATTCGAGTAATGGAATAGTTGCCATCTGTAGCAGATGCGCCTGACGAATCCGAAAAGTGAATTCCTACAACGTCCCCAGTTACTAAGCCATGGGATGTTTTACTGACTGTTACAGTTGTTCCAGTACGTCCATAAGTGACACTAGAAGTTACAGGAGCAGAAGTCGTATCAAACATTGCCAGTTCGCCTGCGTCGGCGGTGCCCACATAGGAGAGCCCCCTGATACGGTTACGGCCCATCACCAGAAAACCACTGGTGTTTATATGCGCTTGTTTTACATTAGTCGCCATTTTCTTGCTCCGGTTCTTCTCGGTTGAGTTCTGTTATTAAAACATCAACCATTGCAATTGCCCCGTTAGCCTGCTGGATGAGGTCCAGATACTTTTGCCTTTGCTCAAGTGCCTGATTTCTCAAACCCAACAGGTAGCCCTCATCCAGCGCAGCCATTAGGTGGTGATTTGAGTGGCGTACAGTGGCAGGAAGAAATTCGTATTTCCAACCCGAACCTTGATGGTGGCTCCTGCACTTCCAAGCGTTGTACCAGTTTGAAAAATGTGCCCAGAGCCTGCCGTTACGCCTTGAAGGTTAAAGAACACAGCATTGTCGTCAACCGCTGCAACGCCCGCTCCTTGAGTTGAGGCGTGGATAAAGCTCGTTAAAGTTCCTGTCGAAGCCCCAGTAGGAGCATTCAACTCGATCTCAAGAGGAGCGTAATTACCAGAAGATGTACCGGCAGACAGGCTCAACTCAGCAACAAAGGCTGAACCCAGACCGGTCGTGCGACCAGTAGCACCGTAAGTGACTTCGGCTTTCAGGGCATTAGAGAACGAACCCAGAGCGACGTTAGTATCCATCTCAAACAAGGTGCGCCCACCCGTGCCGCCAACACCCGTCATCGTAACGGCAGTGGTATTCGCGTTAAAGGCGGAGGCACCTGTGGAAGAGTTGGAAATTGTGGTGATGAAGCCGTTGAGGGAAGAGACTGGGCCGGAGAATGTGGTCAATGCCATGATTGTTTCCTTACATGCAAGTTAGGCGTATCAATCTGCATGTCGTCAGCCGGGACTGTTTGATACACCGGAAGGCCCGGAATGCGCTCAATATACACCAAAAGAAAAAGGGGCACAAGGCCCCTTTTTCCATTTACTCGACCATTAGGCCGCGCCGGGCGAACCGAACAAGCCGCGTGGATCGCTGAAGCCAAAGCTGTAGCGCTCACGAGCCTTGTAGCGAACGTTGCCAGTATCAAAGTCGCCTTCAAAACCGGTTTTCAACGACACGCGCTCAAACATCTTCATGCCGTTAGGAGCGTCAGTCTTAATAAAGAACGCTTCTGGATCGGTCAGGAAGTTGTTGACCACGTAACCCTGAGGCACCATGCCCATGTTGCGAACAGCGTTGATGTCGTTGTCAGCAGTGCCCACACGCAGAGTGGACTTTAGGATACGGTCAGCCGTGAACATCAACTCTTTCGGGATGATGAGCTTCAGGCCCTGAACCGCGATCTTCAAGCCGCGTTCGTCGGTAAACGCAGCAATGTCGATCAGAGCTTGTTCCAAGGCGGTCTCGGACAAGTCGGCAGGGGTTGCCAAGGTGTTGGCCAAGTTAGGGCCAGACAGAGTCGGGTGGTTGGTTGCGCACAGAACAACACCGTCGCCACCAATAGAGGTGGTAAAGGCGCCATTTAGCACAGCCGCAGCCTTAATCTGCTTGGTTTGAGCCATTGAGCGGGCCAATGCCTTGGTGTAGCGGGCCGACAGACGGTCGTAGAGGTTGTCCTCAACGGCTTCTTCGGTCAGCGAGAACGCCAAAGCGATGGTCTCGTGGGTGTAGCGCGCTGTGTAAACTTCTTGCGCTTGGTCGTACGAAACGCCAGCGCCTTCGGTCTTCACAGGGGCTTCACCAAAGCCAGATTCCATCACCTCTTCTTCAAACGCGCGGTCTGAAGATTCGATGGTGTAAATCTGGGTGTGTTGGTTCTCGTAGTTTCTATACTCCATACCGAACAAAGCGTTGAGACCCGGCTCAAGCTCTTTCACCAGTTGTGCACGTGAGATTGCCATTTTTTAGTTCCTTTAAATTAGGTCACGGCCTTGACGCCAGTGCTGCCGTACAGATGCTCGTTGATTTTCACAACGACAACTGCAAAGTTGCCTAACGCGTTGCCCGGGACGTTATACAAGCCCACAATCTTCAGGTTCAGCGCTGCTGTATCTGCGATGGTGGAGGAGTCGAGTTCCATCGAGGAAACACCTGTTACGGTGCTACCGCCTGAGCCAACGACATCGGCGTTTTTGCCAATGTCAGCTTGCACAATGTCCTCGTCTGCTTGGATAAGAAACAACTGACTAGGGTCGTCGAGCACATCGGCTTGAATTTTGCCCGAAGTGATGTTGACAGAACCTGGGTAGAAGTTCTTGAACGTGGGCTTGCCACTGGTAGGGTCGATGTACTGGCAGCCGTTAAAAACGCCCAAGGCTGCAGCATGCGTGCCCGGAGCAAATTTAACAACATAGCCTCCTACGATGGTAACTAGGTCACCTTGAAAAATTGCGCCATTTTGGTTGTCCTCAATCTCGTAGCCGTACTGCTTCTGGGCACCAGTAGCAGAAAGGTTACCGATAGGGCGCAGACCAAAGGCTTTATCGATGTTCGCCATTTGTTATTCCTTAAAAAAGAGGGATTCGTTAGCCCTTGTTAGAGCCGCCGAAGGATACGCGGGACTGACGAGTCGGACGCTGAATGGTCATGCTGTTGTGAGCATTGGCCTTCATTAGTTCGTTATCCGCAGCCTGCAATTGGTCGCTTGCTCTACGTTGGTAATACGCCTTGCGCTCTTCAACCGTTTCTTCCGGAATACGTGCTAGAAGAAGACCTCCCACGCTGATAACGCCAGCATGTCGGCCATCGTCTATTGTTGGGACGTGATAGTCGGGGTACTCGTCCCCACGAACCAGCTCATACCCCTCACGGAGCTTGCCTGCAATGTTCGTGCGGTCATCAATACCCCCAGCTTCAGCCCGAATCCAACGGTGTTTGTATCCCGGAGGCGCGGGTGGCGCGTCCAGACGCGAAGGTGGAGCCCAAGGCTTACGTCGCGCATCCGTGTCGCGGGATTCGGACCCACGGGTGGAGCGATTGAGAGTTGGAATCTTAACGTCAGTCATGGCTTAATCCTTCACGTATTTAGCGTATTCCTCAATAGGAACGCCTAGCTTTTTGGCAATTGCAACTTGACTTGGGGTCAACCTGACAGTGCGGCGTGCATTGTTAATACCCGAAGATCGGGATGCAGGTGCCACCGTCTGCACGGGCCTGGTGGACCTGTTAGTTTGCGCCTGATACGAACTGCCACCCAGTTTCTGAGGGAAAGTCTGTTTCAGACGATTATTAAGCTCATCATAGTACGCTTCGCTGTTTGGGTCAAATCCCTCGACTTGAATTAACTGGCGATGAATTCCCCACGCAGCGTGCGTCATTGCAGTGTCTCGTCCATACCAAGAATTTTGTTCGGCCCAATCCTCAGCCCGTGGGTCAATTTCCTGCTGTACTTGTGCCTGTGGCTGGGCTGCAGCTTGCTGCGCGTTGACTTGCTGCTGGTATGCCCACTGCTGCGCTTGTTGTTCGCGTTGCTGCGAAGCTTGACTAATTTGGTTCTGCTCCATGGCCAACGAAGTCAGGCGCTGCTGCGCTTCTGTCTCTGTGTCAATGTCGCCTTCTTCACGTGCCTTGCGAATAATCTGTTTTAGCGCTACAACTTGCGTCTGCACGCGGCCGTTGGCCTCGCCTAAGCGGGCAGAGTCTGCGCTCATAAACTGCTGCTCAAGCTGGTTTGACCGGGCCTGCACGCTCTTGGCGTACTCTAAGGCGGCTTGCTCGCGGCGCTGGGTCTCGCGCAGGCGAGCGGTCAGCTTGTCAATGCGTTTTTTGACGCCATCGCTGTACTGATCCAACTCACTGGTAGAAGGCGACTGTGAAGACGTCTCTACCTGCGGGTCTTGGGGCTTGTCCAGCACTTCAGCAGCGCCGTCCTCCCCAATTGATACGGTGGCCGGACTCTCGTCCTCCCCTACCTTAAATTCAAGTTGCTCATTCATGTCATTGCTCCTTTACATGTGCAGAATGTCTTCTGGGCTATTCACCACTCCAAGTACCTCGTCGTCGTTAATGAGACGAATCTCACCTCCGTCGATTGGGATGCGTGCTCCAGCGTAACGGCCAAAGATAACCCAATCACCCTGCTTGCACCAAGCGCCGGCGGGAAATTTGGATTGATCGGCGTAGGCCAAGGACCCTACCTTTAAGACGTAGCCGCACACTGTGCCAAGCTGACTTCTGCGCTGAGTTTCTTCAGCCAAGACGATGCCGCCCTTGCTTTTCTCGGCGCCACGGTAGGGAAGGATGGCAATGCGCCACCCACTGGGCTGGGGAATGGTGTCAATGACCGCTTGGTCAAGTTTTTCTGGGTCAAAACCCAGCTCTGTATAAGCGTCGTCCAAGGCCGGCGGTTTGTTGGCTGCCTCCTCGGCCCATTTACGCTCTAAGGCGGTCATGTTAATTTCAGGGATAGCTACGGTTTCCATTAGTTACCTTTCATTTGAGAAAATCGTCGGCATCGTCCGTGACTTTTTTAAGCAAATCTTTCACGGAGTCTTCAACCATCCTCAAACCCTCAAGGCGACCCATCATGTAGCGATAACGCTCCATATCTGTAATGGTTCCGTTCAGGACAATCTGTCTGGATTGATCCTGAAGTTTCCTGATTTCCCTCAGAACTGCTTCTGCAAATTCAAGCATGGTGGTTTCCATGAAAAGCAGACGGTACAAGGCTCCGTCTGATAGCACTCACTGACAGTTTAGTATATCTTAGTTAACTGGTTGGCATCGCGTTTTTTTATTTCCATAAAAGGGCCCTGAACCCCTTTCGAAGGTTTTAAAACCCCTTTGCCGGTTGTTTCTTTAGTCTTGCTCTTTTTGGAAGAAGCAAAGGACACGGTTTTTGGCTTACTAGAACCTTTCTTACGCGGCATCGCGGCCTCCTGTTTGTTTGGCCTGTTGCAGTTGCAACTTTTGCTGGTTGAATTGAAGGGTCGACTGTTGCTTTTGCTGATCCAAGGCCAGCTTCTGCTGGTCTAAGGCAATCTTAGCCTCGTCGTTCTTGGCTCGTTGTTGGATTTCAGCTTCCTTAAGTTTAATCAAGGGGTCAGGGCCTTCTTCCCCTCCCGCCAAACTGTCCTGCAGGTCGCGAACTTCCTGCAGGTTGTTTGCAATGCGCAAGGCAATCATGCCCTCCTTTTGGATCAGCGAAATCAGCCTATCCGGATCGGTACCGTAGGACTTGAACAGGTCGGCTTCGACGTCTTCTTCCGCCTTAAGACGAACGTGGTCTAAGATGTGTTTTTGCAGCTCTCCCGCAGCAGCAGGAAGGGATTGGACGAGGGGCGACATGCCCATCATCAGGTGGGTTGCAATGTGGGCGTCGTGCTGCTGGCCAGCAAAGGCCTTGAGCTTCATGCTGTTAAGCACGTCACTGTTCTCGGACGCAGGGTCGCGAGGCATGTTGGTGTTTTGAGGCAGCAGCACGCCGTCAATGTCCCGCACATTTAAGGCCGCATACATGCGGTAGTAGGCCTCATACATGTTGTGCATCTGCGGAGCGCTTTGGGCCAGCTGCAATTGCATTTGGGCCAACTGAATGCGTTGCGCGGAGCTAAAGATGTTGGGGTCAGCCACAGGCTGCACCGACACCATGGTGTTGAAGTCAGCCTTCTTGATCTTGCGGCTCGCGCCAGGGACCTCATAGGGGTACTCGTCGTCCAAGTATTCGCCAAAGCCTTCAAACAGGAGGCGGAACTCCAAAGTCTGGGCGTAGTGCAAGCGCTTGTGGATGGAAGACATGACCATGGAGCCCCGCTCCAACAGCGCCAAAGTCGTTCCGACCTGCGCGTACTGGTTGCCGTCGCCAATCTGCATGTCGGCAGTGCTCGACAACCGTTTTCCGGCGTCTACAAGAAAGCCTAGCAGGCCGAACAAGGTCTGGCTTGGCTCTTTGTACGGCAAAGGCATCAAGGACCCGGCCAGCTCGGCTCCACCGGCGTCAATGTCGCGCCATTCACCCGGTTGGATCGGCGTAGAGTCGTCCGCGATCCGTGCTCCTTTGGCTTTAAAGCCTGCGGGCAGGTTTGCAAGCGTACCAGCGTCGATTAACTGACGCAAAGCGCTGGTTGCAGCCCTGCTAAGGCCCCCAATTAAGTGCACAAAACCCAAACCATATGCCCCCGGGCCCTCAACCAACACATAGTGAATGTAGTAGTTGCGACGGTTCTTCTTTTTGTCGTCTTCTTTCCAATTTCGGCGAATTCCAACCACTTTTAGGCTGTCTTCGACCAAAGTCACTACGTATGGCAGCTTGATCCCGGTTGGGGCACCCTTTTCGTCTTTGTCTTCAAAGCCTGGAAGGTCTAAATCAACCATTTGCTCCAACAAAAACACTTCGCCTTCGTTGGTTGTGGGTTGAATCCCGGTAATTTTGTCAATTGCAGACTGGATGTGGCCCGGGTCTGACGGCGCGGCATACGTTTCAACCGGAAGGTCAAGGTATTCGCCCGCCAAAGCACGCTTGCGGTACTCGTTTGAGTCCATCGCAATACGGTGCGTGAGCCGTGGGCACTGGGACACGACGCTTGAGCCGTTGTAGGGGATGTAAACATCGTCGGCTAGGCACAATTTGGACACCATGCGGCCTAGTTGAAAGTCGTAGTAGACCTTTTTAAAGGTCGAACCGCCGTAGCCCGTGTAAAAAAGCTGCTGGTCAAACTCAGGCGTGTACTCTTCCATCACCGTGGTGATCTGGTAGTTCATAAAATCCTGCACACGGCCGGCCTGCTGGAACTTTTCCACCGTCTCTTTGCCCATAATCTGCGTGCGGACAGGGCCCCCAGCCGGCATTAGTTCTTTGAAAGCCTGTGCTTGGAACTGAATGATGGCCTCAGTGAGCATTGGATGCGTAGCGCCAGAGGCTCCACGAAAGGGCTTGGTGCGCTCTTCAATGCGCAAGCCGAGCAGATCAAGGCCTTTAGCGTACATCTGCTCCCAATCGGAGCGTGAGCCCTTATCGGCCTCAAACAAAGCGGCAACGTCCAAGCCCATTATGGCCGTGTCATCTGGGTCAATGACCTCTGCTAAGTTGGCGTAAAAGTCCACCTCCTCGGCGTCTTGTTCACCCATCTCCACGACGGCCCCACCGTCCTCTTCAATAATAATTTCAATGTCTGACTGGGGTCCTGGGATGCCGCCGCCTATTACCACCTCAAGGGTGGGCATCCGGTTCATTGCTTTTTCGATTGCCATGTGTGTTCCTTATCGAGCACGTGGCGATGCGCCAAGCTCTATTTTGTAGTTTTGCAACAAAGGAGTCAGGAGGCTGTCCGACTCTTCAATGGCTACTGGTTTTAAGTAGTCTTGAAGAAACTTCAAAACGGCTCCGTCATACTTTTCCGGAGCGGTGTTGCCCGTAGCCCGGCCATTGCCCTTAATCTGCGTTACAACAAGCGTATCCTCATCAAGCATTTTTGCCTCAATTGTGTTGACAGGTCTATTTCTGTTGTCACGTAGAGTATATACCTGCCACTTGCCTGTGTTAAAGCCATTGCGCTTGTCGGTTGTATACCCTACTCCACCCGTCTCATATCCGCCTACGGAGTGGCCTACATACGCCCCTTCTG